CCAGACCACGGGAGCGGTGCCAGACCGGAATGCTTTGCTTTCCTGTCTCTGCTTCAAGACGCGCTCTCATGCGTTTTACAGCGTCATAGCCTACGATGGAATCCACATCCAGCTCGAAGAAATGCTGCACGTCGTTGCGGTTGATAAAGTCGATGTATCGACTCAGGTAGCCATCCCAATCTACTGGCTTTGAAGAGGCTTCTATGCCGTGCATAAAAGTAAACGCCCCGCTGTCGAGCAGGAACATTTTCCATTTTGGAATCTCTTCGATTTGCCAGGGCCGAATGTAAAAGAAACTCTCCAGAACGTATTCCGGGCGGTACTCTTTTACAATCTTCTCGGCTGGGAATGTACCCGCCAGACACAACCTCATGTCTCAAACCATTCTCCGCAGTGCGGGCATTGGATGAGCTTAGAGCCGCTCTGCTGCGGCACAGCGGGCTGAGAAGATTCCGGTTGGGTAGATTGCTGGGTCTCGGTGCTCTGCCCTGCATTGGCCGCTTTGAGCGGCTGTTGGACAGGTTCCGTAAAGAATTCCTCGAAGTCGGCATCCTCCACTTCCCGAAGAAGCCCATCAAGTTCCACTTCGCTGAAACCCGTGTCCGTCAAATCGACATCCAGAGCTTTCAGCGCGTCCATTTCGGCGCGGAGAACATCATCATTCCACGAAGAAGCCTCGGCCACCTTGTTGTCTGCAATGCGGTATGCGCGGATTTGCTCATCCGTCAGGTCATCGACCCGAATACACGGCACTTCGTCCATGCCAAGCCGTTTTGCGGCCTCATAGCGGGTGTGTCCTGCGATGATGGTTCCTTTTCCGTCAATGAGGATGGGGACACGGAAGCCAAACCGCTTGATGCTCTGCGCAACAGGCTCAATGGCCGCTTCGTTGTTCCGGGGATTGTTCTCATAGGGATGGATCTGCGAAATATCCTGATACACTACTTGCTGATTCATTTTTTCTCCCTTCTTTGCTATCCCGCTGGCGTTGCGGGTCAAATTGGGGAGCGGCGGTTTTCTGCCTCCTTTCCGGGCATAAAAATACCCGCTCGGTGGCGAAACCGGGCGGGCAATGCGCTATGATTAGAATTTTACGGTATTATTCTACCACATTTTTCATGCCGTGTAAATGACATGATTTTGACATCGGCCTACTCCATGTCCAAGGCATCAATGCCGAACATGAGCGCCGAGATTTTTTCAACGGCCGCATCGTGGTCTCGGTATGCCTGACGGGTGCTCACGCCCTCCAGCGCCGCAAGCTGCTCAATGGACTTGGCCTCGTCGTCAATGTACATTGCTTTGATGATGCGGTAGCCGCGCTTATGGGCCTCATTCTTGCTCTGTTCGCAGTACGTCTCGTACAGGGCCAGCATTGAATCAATATGACGAACCATGATTTTTGTACGGCGGCAGGAGTTGCGGATCGATTCGACCGTAATCGCGTTATTGCGCTGAAGCATCATATCAAGCAGTTCCAGCGCAGTTTCTTCTTCCTTGCCGTCATGGTCACCCGTTTCGTCCGTATAGACCGCGCCCGTGCAGTGCTTCTTGAACATTCGATAGTTTTTCAGCAACAGCTTCGTGTTTCGAAGTCGGCGGTCACAGCGGCCTGCGGCTTTGCGGGTCTGTTCTGCGATAACTTCCTTGGCGCCCTCACGAGCGGCCTTTCTTGCGGTTTCCTGAATAACGGCCATCATTTCTTCCGGGATAGTCATTTTGCGCACCCTCCTGTTCTATCGTTGCCAAAATACATCAATTTAGGTATAATAGACTTGCTCTATCGGGGGATTGCGCAAGCGATCCTCTTTTTTATTACTCAGATAGATTTCATCCTGCGGGTCACCTCGCTCTGACTCAAAACCGCCAGCGGCACACGCTTGATGCCCCGCTCTGCCGCCATCTTAGCCGATACGGCCTCCATCGCCCGCAGCATATCCGCACTCTGGGTCTCTGCGAAGCCACCGGGCAGGATATGATTCTTGCTTTCCCGCATATCGTTGACTTTGAGTTCTTCCTGCAAAGCCTGTTCCGAACAGCGGCGAAGCAGCTCCATTGCGTAGGCTTCACCGTCCTGCTCTACCCATCCGATGTACTGCCGGTAATTATCCAGCGTTTCCCGCTTCAGGCGGGCAAGCCGTTCCTTACCGAAACCGAAGGTCAGGTGCGTTGTCGCCGCCATAACCAACCATGCAATTTCTGCACCCTCATTCTGGGCCATGCGAAGCTGTTCTTCCTTGCGGTTGCGCGGGGCCTTGGTCTGCGGAAGCCGGACCTCAAAATCACAGATGCCCTTCAAGTCCTCCCGCATAGCATCCGTTGCGCTTTTGCGGTTCTCGGTCAGGATTTTTGTTTTGTACCGCTGCTGAAACTCGTGCATTTCATTACAGGCCCGCTCTAGGCGCGTAGCTCCAATGCCCTCTTCCTGGTGCATGGCCACTACCATACACCAAGTGAAGATCTGCGCCGTCTTATCCCGTTCATCGGCCCGCTGCTGGCGAATGTTCTTCATCTGTTTTGCCATCTCCAATCTTTGCATCCGAAAATTTTTGCCAGGATTTTCTTGTGCTTACTGCAATCCCAGTAGTTCTTGCACCACCGACACTGACCATTGCACAGGAACGACAGATGCGCTTTCATGTACCCTCCTTTTTTCTTCCGGCCGATTTTCCGGCCATTTGATTTACGGCCCAAGACCATCCAGCCATAGGCAGCGCGGCCACGATCAGGATGATAGATGCCACCGCCGTCACCGTCTGGTCTGAAAGAACTTCACGAATCAGATTCATTTTTTGCTCCCTTTCCGCACGCCGATTGGAGCACTTTCCTTTCCGTCCGCCGATTGAAGTACTTAACCGGGGAAACTCCGCGTTCATCACAGTCTTTGTTGTTGAAACTGACGATGGCACCGCAAGTTCTCTTATTGGTGCACCGAATACATTTCACGCCCGTACCACTCATAACCTCATAGGTAGATGCGCCGCAGAACGGGCATTCCTTGCTCTTAGGCTCGATGTGTGCTTTCATTTGCTCTTGCCCCCTTACAACACCCCATGTAATAATCCGTAGGCTCCCAGTCAGAAAGAACAATTTCACCAATTTTGTCGCACCAGCTGTCGCCCTCTCCAATGTACATACAGTTCGGGCAAGTGTCGGGATTGCACCGCTTCTGTGGTTGGCCTTTTCGGTTATAATGATGTCTCTTAGTCATCAGGATCCTCCCCTGCGCACCGGCTTCTTACCATTCCCGGCAAACTTGTCAGGCCGTTCGTCGCTCATTCCGCGGGCCAGCACCAGCGCTCGCTGGTCATTCGGCATCTGGTAGACACAGCCAGTCGAAATGTGTATATACAGGTCATTCAGCACAGCACGGGCAATTTCTGCGGTTTCATACTGTCCCAGCCGATACACCGCACCGCCGCCCGTAGGAACAGCCTTGATTTCGTGCTCAGGACTCACATACACGCTGGTGCACTGGGCAATGTTCGTGATGGAGTCCCATTTTTTGTTCATGACGTACATTCTGCATCCTCCACATAGCACCAGCTTTGGGGTGCCCTCTTGACTTTGAGCGGTTCAAAACAACATCCTGTCTGTAACAGCCGCGTGTATGTTTCCAGCGGTCTCGGCTGGTCATAAATCTTCAATTCTGAAATATGCCACGCCCAGCCTTGACCGTGCAGATATTCCCAAATCTGGTCTCTGTCCATGCACGCCTGCTGCTCAAAATCATCCGGTGTATGATTCAGCGGGGCAACTTCATAGATTTTGTCGCAGACAAATTCGCCAACAACCATCTGCGTTTTTCCGCGAACGCTGTCCGGCAGTAACTTATCGAACTTTACGAATACAGGCTTTCCATGATGGATTTCGCCATCCATCGTTTCTTCCCCGTCTTTGAAAATAGTGATAAGCTGTTGCGGTGCTTTTGTGCAGTAGATGTACACCTTGAACGGTTTTCCTTTTTCATAAAGGTGCTTCGGATAATTTTTCCGAACCTCCATAGTTTTCTTACCTCGCAAGATGAGGTCACACCATTCCGGCCGGATACTCAGCAGAACAGCTTTACCCTGGACCATAATAATCAAACCCCCATACATCGTGATAATACTCTGCGCTACGAACTTCTTCGCCGCTACCAATAGAAGGAAGAACCCCCAGCATGGAAAGGTCATTCCAGCGCTGCCTGTATATGCACCTTTGGCACTCCCTATTTAGGGTGATGGGGTGGTTGTGGAACGGGACAAGGTCAGTTTCGCAAACCTCTTCCGTGGTCGCCCCACAAGAAGGACATATCCAGATAATTTTTGCCATAGTCGGTCTCACACTTCCCAGTCTTCAGGACAGCCCAAAACGCATTCACCATCCCCGTTATCGCTGGTCGGCCTGTCAAAGCAGCAGCCCTCGCACCCACCTGTGCGTGATTTACAATGGTTCCTTATGGCAATCGCCATATCAACAGGATCCATCAATAAAGCGTTGGGTGCTTTCTCGTCGGTGCCTACCTTGCGCAGAATCTCGCAGGTTTCTTTCATGCCCTGCCGATTTTTGCAATGAATGACCACATCGTAGGTGTCATCGTACAGCTCGAATTCGCCATCATCATTGCGTATAAGTAAGATTTCTTTACTCACTGCGTACCTCCCCGTCGTCTAAACAGCCTTTGAGCTGTTCGAGCTTTTCGAGCACGATCTGCTGTACCTCTTCAGGCTTGCCGACGATCTCAACGAGCTGCGCCAGCATGATGTAAACATCCGCGATTTCTTCCCTGACGCTCTCGTGGGCGACCTTGATCTTCGCACCGTTGCGGTAGTTGAAGGTTACGGCCCGCTGGAGATTGCAGATCGCCTTCGTGAGCTCTGACATTTCCTTGATCGCCATCTGGAGCTGAGGGGCGGTGCCGTACCGATTGATCGCCCGCCGGATGGTACTCAGACCGTAATTAGGAATGACCGGGATTCCTGCATCCTCGTACCATTTGAGCTTTTCCCGCAGGGTCGCGTAGGCCCACAAAATCGTGTAGTGCTCTGCGATCAGTCCGTCAATGCTCTGCTTCGGGTCGTCGAAGAGGTGATCGGTCAGACTTTCGGAGAGCTCCATATCGTTGCAGCCCAGATCGATGCTGCTGCCATGCCCCTTGACGAGCTGCCGCGCATACTCGGTCAGTGCCATTTCAGGTTGCCGCAGCCATACCCAGCCGTCCTCGCTGACGTCAGTAAAGTTGAGGGCAGTCTGAAAATTGTTCACCGGGTTATCGGTCGTCAGCCTCGGAACACTCTTAATCTTTTGCTTATCCATTTGCTCACCCTTCTTTTTGAATCATCGTCATATCGTAGCCGCTCTCCACAAACTTCACGCAAAGGTCGTGATTGATTCCATTTCCGAGATATGTATAGATGTCCGTCATTTCCTCCAACGTAAAATTCGTACCCAGCAGCTTGTTGATGCCCTCAAAGTGGAGTTTTCTTTCCTTGGGCGAGACTGCTTTAATTGCAGTCCGCGTAAGCCACTCCAAAATTTTTGCTTTCAGCTGGGTTTCGTTGGTCACATCTTTCAGGCTGAAGCCGGAATCAGTTCTCAGACTGAAAACAAGTTCGTTTTGCATATTCACGAACGACTGCGGAAACGCCGCCTGAATTTTCCTCGACCACATGGTATCGAAAATGTTGAATTTTTCTACACCGGCTACGGCTTCCGGTTCTTCTTTGGCAAGATAATCAATCGTGTTTTCGACATCTGCCAGCGTGTGAATATGTCCCAGTGAACTTCCCATGGTCAGCCGCGTACAGCTCCAGCGCCGCTTTAATCGCTGCGTTCGACTGTTCCATCAATCCCTTTTCGTTCATCTGAAATCACCTTCATCTTCACCACATTGAATTTTTCATACTCCGGGTAGCAAGCTCTAGCCATCGCCTTAGCCCGTACAGCAGCACGCTTAATGCCCTTTTCATCGACAACAACGCACGGCAGGAGTGCAGAGCCACGTTTCCCGGATGCAGCGATAAGCATCTCATACTTTGCCATCGTCTCGTCCTTTCTCTGGTTTCGGCGGGGG